TGTAAACAGTTTGGTGCACCCAGTGCTGTGATAGACTTGATGACTGCAAACATCAAGACTCACGGCGCTACCCATCATGGTTGGCGGTACAAGTGTGAAGGCACGCGTAAGAGTGGTGATCCATATACCTCTCTGATGAACTCTATTATTAATGGTTTGTCTCATTTGTATTTGTACTGTAAGTATATGTCTTTGTTGAAGAATATTCACATTGATGCTATGCTCCAGCTCGTTATACTAAAGAAAATGATACGCATGTTGGTGCAAGGTGACGATAATTTGATGCGTCATATGTATTGGGTTAAATTTCCTTGGCAACGAGGTATGGCAGGTTTGGGTTTCGATAGTGAGGCCACCTACCGCGATCATGAGGATAAGGTCGAATTTTGCTCACAGCGCTTGTATGCTACTGTTGAAGGTGGTACCTTTGGTCCGAAACCCGGAAAGGTCTTGGCCAAGTTTGGTTATGTTATAAATCCCCCTGCTAATGTTAGCAGAGAATCCATGATGCGTGGGATCGCATTAGGGTTGAAGAAAAGTGTGGATTTTATAGCACCACTTAGAGCTATTGTTGCGAGAACTTTGGAGCTTACTGAAGGCCATAAGGAATGGTATGCTCCCAAACGGTTTACACCATTTGAGGAAAAGTGTCTTAAGATGAAAATTGTTCACACTGAATGTGTGGATACAATGCGAAATCTCGATTGTAATTATTATTGGGATTATGGGAAACAGTCCAGGTTTGAGGAGGAACTGGCGAGTAAGGAGTTTGGCGATTCATTGAATTGGTCAGACGAATTACACGACAGAGACACTTCAGGCCCGCAAGTAATCTTTGGTGAGGGTTGGAAACAATCCCTGCCAGCTCAAGGAGCTTAGTCTAGTAAGACTATAACTACAGTCGGCCGCAATCCCTGCGGTCCACATTGCCCCAAGCTGGGTTTTTGTGGGGAAATTTTATCCCCCCAGCTGGTGGGCCACCACACCATTTATGGTGTGGGCACTATTTTAAAGGAGAAATGCAACAAGTCCTTCTTCTTCTGTGAGTACACTCCGGAAGTTGATTGAAGTCCACCATTACAGTGGCTAGTCTTTTGGGTTCACTATCTTAGAACTCGGCACTTGCGTGACCTGCAGCGTATATGGGATAACAGAGCGTGGCTCAACCCCTATTTGTAATGCGGCCTGATCAGGCGATCTCAGAACAACAATTAATGGGGCAACCACAGCCCAGCAAACCAAGTGGAGACTCTAAGAAGAGCGCGAACTGCAACGCCAAAAATAGCAGAGTGCAATCAACTTCAGCCCCCAGGAATCGTGGGGCTGATTCAAGGTTTATGCGTAGGCATAGGCTAGGAGTGAGAAAGACCTGTACCCAGCAACAAACATGTAGTTGTTTGGACTGTTTTCGCAAGAAGATACGTCAACAAAATGCTGTGAGTATAGCTACTATTACTCCAAACGATCCATTCGTGCCTTATCAACTGGAACACATTACTTTTGAGTATCGTGTGCCTGGTGGAGAGAATGAGG